GTGCAATGCAGACATAAAGAAACTTACCATGAATCATCAACCTCTGACGATTCAGAATCCTCCTCCACGGTGTGCTCAAGAATTAGCTTGATGGGCCCATAGGATAAGAGTGACAAGTCAAGATATTCAGTGAGCCAGATCCTGTCCAATTCATCCAACTCTGAGATGATACTGTACAGCTGCTGGATAGCACTGATATCGTTGTCCACTAGTCTGGTTGTTGGTATTTTGACAGGTAGAGTTAAACTGATGCCAAATCCCAGTGATTTCTTGCAGGCCCTAGCAGCATTTTCCACCATCTTTGTAGGTAGAGCTCGAACCCCACTGTGGGCCAAATTGATCAGGACACCTTGAGGTTGTCTGATAGAACTTTGGGTGGAAACAGGAGCAGACTCTTCACCGCCAGAGCTGTTGGATGATGAGGACGATGAATCATCAGCGTCACTAGCATATTCGATGTCACTCAGACCAGACAGGAGATCTCCCATGTCAAATTCTAGTTCTCCACCCAGATCAGCCATCACTTCTTCCCCTTCTTGCTCTGGCGCTACTGTCTCTACCACTATGTTTTCCGCAGCCTGATAGTAATCAAACATGGTAGTTGTGATGAAGTTGCTTGCTCTTAATCCCCTCAATCTGTTCAACAACCACCTGTCCGTCATTAATCCTAATCCATACAACTTAATCTGATGATCTTCAACCACTGTTTGTGACACAACCTGCATAGGGTCGGCGGTGTAATACTCAGCAAGTATCATGAATCCTGCTCTGGAGACTAATTTGACCCTCATGTAGTCAACTGTGTTCACATTCGATAGACTATAGGTGTCTAGATCAGTGTCATTGGGTTTAAGCAGCTCAAATGTAGTCCCCCAGAGGAAATGATCAAAATGTGTGCCTGTCTTTAAAATGATTTCTCTCCCTGCATTTCCATGAGATGATGACACATTTCTCTGCCATGCTACACAGCTTTCAGATGATTTGAACTTGCTCTCAGGCAGCGTCACCGAGAGACGAAGTGGGTCAATTCTGAGATTATTCCTGATTGAGCTGTTGCTAAGAGAGTGCAATAATGTTTGTTGTAAACTCTGACTTTGGATCAGGTACGACTAATCACCTGCCAACAAATTCATGAGTGATGACACATCAACTGAACCAACTTTGCCCGTTCGAAGAAGTGCAGGCAACCCTTGAGACATGATGTCTACCACAATGTTCCCACCAAATGACACTGAGGTGTCTTCAATAGCACTCAGAACAGCCAACAAGTGAGTGTCAACTACACGACGAGGGGCAGCCGTCGGATTATAATCATATTGCAATCGACAGCCAGCCATAAAGTTAGAAGAAAGCAAAATCTCAGGGAAGTTTTTCACAGACTGATCTTTCTCTCTCAACACAAGACGGAACAACTGTTTACGCATGGATAACTTGTTGAGGAAATTGCTGTATGTCATCCGACTTTCGAGAAACATCCAGGGATGAATGTCCGTGTGTCCTCCCAGAGCTCTTGGCAGGTTCACTTCCTCAAACTCCATGAACTTGTCATACACATAAGTCTGTGTGGTGAAGGTTTGTCTCCTCACATGAGTGTGACCAATTCTCGGAACAACACACATTCCATTGGGTTGCAGCATGGTCTCAGTGTCAGACAACACTCTTAAGTCATTGTTGATTTGTTGTAAATCAATCGGGATCTCTATGTCCAAACTGGGAAAATCAGTGGTCAGATACAGATCAGCTAAATTGTGGAGAGACTGGCGCGACAACTTAGTCTCGGCTGTCAATGTTGACAGAAGGTACGAATTGATTCTGTACAGTGGGACTGTGGAGGGAGTTTGGGTCACCATGAATCGACGAGCTGCACCCTCATCTTCTGATGAACTGCTCTCTCGTTGAGCACAAGCCATCAGTGACAAAACTATAGTTGAACTGTATCGACTGTGATACACATCAGCAAATATACTCTCAGGTGCGGACAATAGAAATTCTCTCAATGCTCGGGTTTGTCGTTGTGGTCTTCTGCAGAGGTGAACTGATCCTGATCGTGAAAAGCTAGGCAACACCAACTTGCCGTCCTCATCTATATCAACATTGATTTCTTGCAATTCACGCCCAAATGGGGACAGATCCAACATCCTTTTTAGTGCAGTCTCTGGGTCGGTCGCACAGTAATTCTGGAGCATACCCACAGATGGATGGCTGCAAGAAGCCTTAAGGGGATCAGGTCTAATCAATCCGCCCAACTCCAATGGAATGTGATAAATGTCACGACCGTGTTGTTTCCAGAGTGATCTGCTTTGATTTTGATACATCGCCAAACAATTGTTCAAAACAAATACCCAACATGCACCAATGAAGGAACCTTCTGACCTAAGGAACTCTGATGCCTGATTCATCGGACGCTGTGCAATGGGGAATGGATCAACCTCCGGACACATGTCTATGAAGGACAATCTGGACTTGATATCAGGCTTCATCTCGCCCATGCTGGTAAAGAACTCAGAGTTAAACTCAAAGTAGTTTGGGGAAAAGGTTGACTTTTGGAGGTTGCGTTTGATACCATACAGTCTCATCACATCAACATGTTGGGACAAAGTGTTCTTCAAGGTAGCATAAACAGGAGCACCAGCCGATCTATCCCAAGTCTGAATTCTAGCATAGTCATCAGATGTTGTGAATGATGTAATCTTGAGTCCGATTGACTTGTTCACCCGTTCGCTGATATAATTAGAAAGCTCTTGAGCATCCGAGCCAAATACTGATGAGCTCACACCCAGAATGCCTTGGTGCATGCTCTCCTCAAGATGAATAATCTGCTTGCTGTACTGCCCCATCTCAAAGTCCATTGTTCTAATTCTGTGCATGGCTGTGTTGACTTGATTCGAGAGAGGTGTTGTTAGATCAAAGGACTTAGATGCTAAATATAGCTCGTCTGGGATCTTGAACACTTTACTAGAGAACAAACTCAAGCAATTCCGGAGCATGATGGACTTGTCCCCACTGTATCTGATCATTATAGTTTGATACAACGCATGCAACATCATTGAAGGACCCCAAGTGGAACAATCTGCACTGTCATAGAAGACCACCCGATCTCGTTTGGTCACATCAGTGCGACGCTTAGCCATCAATACAATGTCTCTCTTCTCTGAAACTTCAATCAGATTAGTAGTCAGCCCGGCTCTAAGATCAGAATCTCTGATGTGTCTCGAAATATCTTCCACATAGCGACACATGATTCTCGCAATAGCATTTAGCACAGCGATTTCTCTGGCTCCCAACTGGTCCTTGTGAACCATCTTTGAGATACATGAGCCATGATTGTTGACCAACCAAGCAAGGATCACTGACAGATTCTCAGGCATCTCCACCAATCGAAGCAACTCACTCATGTCATCTTCATCAGGATACTGATCAACAACGAAGCTATAGTTAGGGGGCACTTGAGAAGGCTTTTCTCCCTTCATGAATTTGTTTAAAAGTGCCAACACAGTGCGGTAACATTTACTGTTCTGAGTGATCTTGCGGTTCTTCTTTGACACCTTAGTTGTTCTTGTTACCACCAGACCATTTGTCTTCGAATCTCTGACACTCCCTCTGTTATTCATGACATCAGACACCTTCATTCTTCGATGAACTTCATCACAGCTGTAAGCCCTAGTGACAGTGTCACCAATGGTTAGGTCTTCATCTTTCTTGACTTTCAGCAATGTAGCAATGCCGCCCACAAAAATGGCTTGAGGTGAAGGGGAGAACTGCATGGCTTGGCAAGTCACATAGTCAAAGTCCTTAAGTTCTTCAACCAACTCTTCAGTGGTTCGTTCATAATCATCCAGAAATCTTCCTTCATGTGGCAATTCTGCTCTTTTCACTGAGAGGTATGATTCTCTTGCATCTAGTTGCTTGTTGACAACCAAGGCTTCAGACAGCACCTTCTGATAGCGTTGAATTGAAAGGGCTCTGGAGTTGTAGAATGAATTGAAGGTGTGCTGTTGAGCCAAATAATGATTCTCTTCATCTGGCATTGCAATTGCCCAGCCCTCTACAGTCACAGTCATTTTTAGACCGTGATTTTCATCTAACTTAGTTCTGCTTTTACTCACAAGGTCATGTGTGCAACCTAAGGCTTTAGAGACTGACAACATGTCTGACATCTTCATCATCCTCACCATGTACAGTTTCTCTAGGGTGGTTTTAGGCTGATACCAAGACAATTTCTCAAAAAGGGGACCCACTCCTGATGTGAAACCGACACCATTGACAAAGAAATAACGACACAAGTCAGCTGCTTGTGAGAAAGTGTTTGAGTTTAGAAAAACGAGGGACAAAGGCAAAATCATCTCTGTTGCCAAAAGATGATGTTGCTCGGGAAAGTGAGTGATGCAGGTCTCATAACGCAATGCGGCCCAAGAGACAGCTTTATGCAACACTGTGATGTTCCAGTCCAGCATAGAAGGAGACATAGTTAGGGGGGTTGTAATCGAAGCTAAGTGTTCCTTCACCCATGGGCCTGAGTTAGCTGTGAAGTTGCCATGAACCATGTACATAGTGTCTTTGAATTGACCAAAGGTGAGGGGTCCCAGGTTATGAGAAACCACACCTTCTCGATCTGACAAACATGTTAACCCGAATGTCAGCATTTGTGATTTTAGGGAGCCAACATTCCTGCTTACAAGCTTACGCTTTCTAGCACCAGTAAGCAAACACTGAGTGATTTCTTGTGTTTGAGCAATCATACTCAGCAGTTTGGTGTTAGAGATGGTCTTCAAACTCTTCAACATGACGGACCTGGTGACTGTTGACAAGTGCCCATCCTCCATGACATCATGAATCATGCCTTCAACATCATCAATCATGTAGGAACCTTGTCCTTTCCCTAGGCACATCTCTCGATAGTCCACATACTCTGTCTCCAACTGCTCTAAGCCATCATGCTTTGTGCGAGTGGAACTCATCTTGGTCCTCATAGACTCAATCAGCTGGTCCATGGTTGAGAATACTGGGTTCTTCCGAAGGCTAACTTTGTAAGCGTCAACCTTGTCTCCAGCTTTGTTGTACACCCTCCTAAATTCCAGATAACAAGTGTGGTCGATGAGTGGCAAGATATAGTGGTTGGGAACGTCCTCCAGAACTACGACATCCTTCTCAACTAAAAGGGCGAGCATCATGGTCCATGAATCAACCAGTACACCATTGGAAGTCATTAGATTGGCAGTCTGCTTGATCCTTAGAAACGGAGACCGCTCAGTGTTCCCTCGTCTAACTTCGTTCATTGGGATGTGCCAGCGAGTGTCAGACTCTAGTAGCCTCTGAGTTGTTTCACTACTGAAGTATCTGTTGGAATGAGCCCGAGTATTTAGGGATGAGAGCCGACTGTGTGCCATCTCAGACAGAAATGTGTCATATAGTTTGCCTGACTCCACACCATTGGTTTTGATTGACATTAAGGATTTATCATATGATTCTCTGGAAGTGTAAATGCCAGGTGTCTGAACCATCTCGGACCTGCCTTCCCCAAAGTCTTTGTACTGATCAGCTACCACATTGATAACACTCACTGCTTGAGGCCAGGTCATGTTGTGATAAGCTTTCATGCAGTTGTCAACGAATTTAAAGTCAGCTTCTCGAGGACAACCCACATATTTGTTGATTGTGACCTCAGCTAAGGTGAAGTAATCCTCATTGAAATTGTAACTGATCACTTTTGGGACTGAGTTATCAATAGGGAACATTCTCAGCTTTTTGTATTTAGCATATTGTTCTCTCTCGTTCCAAGTGTAAATTGTGTTTCTCTCATTGGTTCTTTTTTGTGTGTAGTCAGCGGCTATGTTCATACCTTTCTCAGTGTACAAGATATCAATATCCGAAACAACTTGTTGACCCTTGCTGTTACAGCTCTCAATGAGATACACCAGCCCTCCAGAAGAAATGACATCATTGGCAACACGATAGGTTCCATACACATGGCGTAAGGTGGAGACTGTTGATTCCCCAGTGGTGAGTTCTAGTTTAGTTGCTCTACGACCTAGCTCGATGGCAAGTGGCACCAATTCGTTGTGGTTGACACTGGACTGGATCAAGATTGGCTCTAGAATTCTCAACACCCTCTGAATGTGAGTAAGTTCATAAACCTGGTCATAAGGACCTAAATTGCTTTCAGCCATCTGCTCCATTAACTGAGTGGTGTCTATGGTCGTGTCTTCTGTGTAAAGACTGACACCAAGATGAGTGGCCATGGTTGTAGTTTGGGTTGTTTAAGAGTTAGAGTGAGGGGTAAATTCTGTTTTGTCTGCTTTGCAC